TGTTAAGCTTTGCACGTGTCCTGCTCAGAAGAGCCCCCAGCGGCCGTATCGCTGGGCAAGTGACGTTGATATACAATCCGCTACGGATTCCCGACTTGGAGTGTACAGTCAATGACAAACAAGATCACTTGGGTAGTTCTGGTATTATTACCCCCAGGAGGGTGTTTTTATTTTACGGTGGTGTCACAACGACGAGGTTGAGAATCGGAACATTGATGAAATAAATCGCATCAAAGTCCGGCCCCGTCGAGTAAAACACATTGGTGAGGTTTCCCTGCAAACTGTCGACACTGCTCGACTTGTTGTAGCGCCACTCAACCTGCCACCAATCCGACTTCCCGTCCGAAAGAGCATCTGTGTTAGAATACTCCGCGTACAGGTCAGACACGGTGAACCCAGCTCCCGAATAGTACGGAAGCTGGGCACTCAGACCAGCGTTGGTCTTCGTGTTGGTGAGTGCTTGGCCAGTGGCCCCGGAATCCAAGATCCGGATGGCGTTACGGGCGTTGGTGCTGGGTGTGGCAGCATTGTTGAGCAACACGTTGAAATTGGGTCGACGCTCACCGGACGTCAACCCCGCACCGTCCTGCAACCGCATGATCGACAAGGAGTCGATGTCGGTGCCAGTGTTAGCCTGGTCAACATTCACGGTCACATTCACACTACCTTTGTAGCCAATGTAGCAACTCGTGATGGCCACAATCGGGTGCATCATCGTGTAGAACACGGTCTGGCCAGGGCCGGTCGTCGTGGTACCGAACCACCAACCATTGTTGTACACACCCGGTGGCGGGGGCATGCGCTTGATGGGCATCCGGACGACGCCCATACCTGGTGTCGTGTTCGTTGTGCCAACGGTGTGCACGAACGACAAGCTGGTACGATGCAAGAGCTGTCGTAAACTCGACACGCGTTCACCAAACACCTGGTGGTACACGCTGTTTGCAGGCTTGACGGGCACAACAGTCTGTGCCACCTCGCCGTCATCATACTGCACGTCAGACTGAGCGACGGCGGCCGTAAGTCCACTCAGGGACATCATGTCGTTGTTGCCAGTGTTGTACACGATGTAGTCCTTTGGTGCTGCGAACTCAAAGTCATCTCCGGCCTGCACAAAGACCAGGATGGTCGCTGTTGACGAAGCCTCCGGAGCTGTGAGTCGGTTGAGCACTCGTACGTTGATGACGCCGTTAGCATTCGAGCTGACCTGGCTTGCTGGTGAAGCATTGGTGTTCCATTGCACCGAGCCGGTTCCCAAAAACGACCCAGTATCAAGGAAGAGGCGGGCCTGGCTGTAGGGTAGGACCATTGAGCACTCACTCTGCTCATCAAGGTCCATGATCGTGGTCACTGTGTTGGGGTTACCCAATGACGCTCCTGTGGCCAAATCATCACAAGCGGCATCCCAGCTGAGCTGTAGACGACCCCTGTGATACGGCGACCGGACGACCTTGAACGTGAACTTGATGGATCCGCGCCAATACTGGAAGTGGTTGGCGAGGTAGCTCATGGGCACGTGCGCAATCTGGGTGGACGACCTCTGAAACATCCGCGGCGTGACGAAGCTTGTGAACAAGGCTTCACCAGGCGGTGAGGTCGTAGGCCAATTGAGACCGACGACAAAACTCGAACGAGTGACAAAACTCTTGATGTCCAACTCGTCGTGTGGTCGCCCACCGTGTTGAGCGGCACCGAGTGCTGTCTCCTGCTTGGCATCCAGCGTGAGCTTCGTGACAGGTTCTGAGATGTCAGCACTGGCCATGCTGAACGGCACCGGCTTCATCGGCCGGACATCCGAAACATTGGGCACGTTGGTGAAGCCAAAAGCGCTGGCTATCTTGCCAACACCGTTGGCCACCATCTCTGTAGCACGCGCATACGGCCCGATCACGGGGGCGGAACCAAGACGTCCAGCCGCATTCGCAACGGCAGTTGCAGTTGTGCTGATCTGGCGATCCGGCACGAACTCCGACTGCATCACGGGCAAGTTCGTGGGTCGAGCGAACTTGACATCACTAGCCCATGCGTACACGGAAATGTCGACGTTAGTCGAGCTGGTGCCATTGGCACTCAGCAGGGGCGCATACTGTATGAGGGAGATCCTACCCATCTTGTCCAAATTGCTGGACAAACGCGTGTCGATGTATGGGTAGGGGAACAGGAACGGAAGTTCCATCTCCGCAGTGGAGCAGTTTTGGTTCTCAAGCCAAACGTGCGGCTTCTGAGAGAAAGGCACTAGAGTGACGTTGGTCGCACCCGCGACGGCTGTGTCTAGCCGCCAGCCTGTCAGAGGTGTGTAGGCAGCCATCAAAGACCCGTAGTAAAACGGGGATCCGTTGATGAGGAACTTGAGGTGCAACTTGGCCCGCATCAGGCCAAAACCTTGGAGCTTCTCGGACATGCTCAGATTGGCAAAGAAGAGCTGCCATGGACTGAAATCTGTCTTAAGACCGTTGGCGCCGTTCTCGGCCCAGGCATAGCTGAAGATAAGACGGGGACGCTCGAGGTATGATCCAAGATCCTGGCTCAACTGCATAGAACTGCTGAGATCATCCACATGCATCTCGGCAGTGACAACCATGCCAGGCGGTTCATTCGCGAACACAACCTGCTGCTGCTTCACGTCCCTCGACACACCTGGCTCAGCACCTGGCACACTGGACGTGTCATAAGTAACATCCGCTTGGGCCACGGCGTCCCACTTCTTCTTGCGTTCCCTGCGCAATCGCTGGGACCTCACTTTGTTGATGGCTAGCGCCACGACTTTAGGGGCCATTTCCCTATCTCCAGTCGTGGGTGATTTCTTATTGGTTCTGTTGGGGTTCTTGCTGAAATCATTGTTGTCGGGATCGGGCGAGATCTCAATCGCACCGTCCGTAGGAACTCTTGCGGCGGACAACCTGACGCCTCCGTAAACACGGTCTTCGGGGTACTGCCCCATGGTGGTCGACCCCCAAGCATCCACGCTCCACGACGCCTGCAGTTCCAGTGCAGTTGCGTGGCAGTAACTATGCTCAGTTGGAGTGGTTTTGGCTTCGCCGGGCACCAACATCCGAGCCCTGAGTTTGGGTGACGCGTTGACAAAGCGCGTGACCATTTGGTTCCACGTTGGTGGCGGGTTCTCCCTCATGCGGTACTTCAATTCGTCCGACTTAGGAATGCCAGCAATGAGACTCTGAATGTCCGTGAAGAACTCTCGGTCGTGGAAAAACGCTTCAGCTTGCGCAGAGGCTATGCTGGCCGCCTGCTGCTCCTCAGCACTCGTGCTGTGCGAAGGCACGGTGTAGCAGAGCATTTTGTAGATGCTCCGCTTGTCCAATGCCGCAACTTTCATGTCCGGGAATGCCGAATGATCGCGGAAACTGCGCTTGAGAAACGTGACCTCCTCCAGAGGTATGAAGGGGACTGACTCCGTGGTCTTGTCGGCCATGGTGTACTTGATGCCAATGGCGGCAAACACCTCCCTGATGCTGGTGTGGTTGAACGTGCTACGGTCAGGATGGACTTTGAGGTACACATCGTCACCAAGCGTATTCTTGAACACCATCACAAAGAACTCTCTCGCACACCTCAGGTACTCGTCGTAGTCATCACTATGCTTGTGAATGATCACATACGCGTACATGTGGAGGAGCACATTCACGATGCAGTTGAAGAAAGTGGTGAGCTG